GCCGACAATTTGGGCAAAACATTGGGGCCAGCATTTGGCGAAATTTTCAATGTTATCAAAAAAGATTTGTTGCCAATTTTGATCAGCTGGTGGAAATTCTTGTACGAGGAAGTGATCCCAGCAATTGGATCGGTCGTAAGGCCAATTCTTGAAGGTTTGCAATCTGCATTTAACAAAATAAAAAAAGCCATTACAGACAATTCAGAGGAATTACAACCATTTTATGATGCGCTCGCAAAGGTGTGGGATTTCATCAAAAAGTATCTTGCACCACTTTTGGGCGGTACTTTCAAAACAGCTTTAGAAGGTATTGGCACAGTTGTCAGTGTCCTTGTAACAGGCTTTGGAAAGCTCGTCACTTTAATTACTAACACAGTTAATAAATTGAAAGAATTTGTCAATTTCATCAAAGACAATCCGGTCACACGCTTTTTTGGTGGCATTACAGGTGCAAGCTTTGAAGGCAATGCTAGTTCGCAAGGTTTGGTGTTTGGTGGCGAGGATGGATCAGGTGGTCAAATCATCGGTGGTGGTTTCCAGACTGGCACGCCAACAACAATTTTTGCTCCAAATCCAAATTCACCGACATTCACAGGCGCACCACTTGAAGCTTATTCACCGGCAATGCAAGCAGCAATTTTAAGGCGCGAGCAATTGAAGGCAGAAACCGAAAGATTGAGGCGGGCTCGGGAGGAAGCGGCGGCAGCTAGAGCAGCGGCCACAGGTGGGCTTTCCACAGCTGAAAGAATCGTGATCAATGTTAATTCAGCATCAATTATTGATGAGGAAGGTTTTAACCGGGCCGTAGTCGATGCGCTTAACAATTCTTACTATCGCGGCACAAATGGGCCGGGAAGCCTTGTGGCAATCCCATGAGCATTTTCAATCCCGTTTGGCGTGTCAAAGTTGGAGGCGTTGAATACACAAATGTTGCGCTGGCCAATCTGACTATTACATCAGGCCGGACAAACATTTATGAGCAAGCCAATGCCGGTTATGTAAATCTCCAATTGATCAATTTGGATGAATCTAACATCGACATTGAAATCAATGATGCTGTAAGTGTTGAGCTCAAAGATTCGACAAATACTTTTGTGCCAATCTTTGGCGGCACAGTCGTAGAATTTGACATTGGCATTACAGCATCGCGTGCAATTGGTATCAACCAATCCATTTCCATTTTAGGTTTAGGAGCTTTGGCCCGATTGCCAAAAGCATTGACCGATGGCGTGCTGTCACATGATTTTGATGGCGATCAAATACTCACCATTTTGACCGATTTGTTGATTAACTCATGGAACGAAGTGCCGGCAGCTTTGCAATGGGCAACCTATGATCCAACCGAACAATGGCAAAATGCACAAAATACCGGATTGGGTGAAATTGATACCCCAGGAAGCTACGAGCTTTCACAGCGATCATCATCAACGATTGATGTTTATTCATTGGTTGCAGCTTTAGCAACATCGGGATTGGGCTACATTTACGAATCGCCCACAGGTCAAATTTCCTATGCATCGGCAGATCATCGATCCATTTATTTGGCCGCCAATGGATACACCGATTTGTCAGCTAATCAAGCACTTTTCAATTCGCTGTCGATCCAAACTCGTGCCGGTGACATCCGAAACGAAATAAATTTGAAGTACGGCCAAAATTCTCAAAATGATGTCAGCGATAGTGATGCAACATCAATTGGTTTGTATGGCAGATTGGCTCAAATCATCAGCACGACTTTGAGACATCAAATCGATGCCGAGGATCAAGCCGCTTTTTATTTGACACTAAGAGCTTATCCTCAAGCCAATTTCAGACAAATCACATTTGAGCTTGGCAATCCGGACATTGATGATTCTGACCGGGATGCGCTGATCAACATTTTCATGGGCTTGCCATTGCGTATCAATGATTTGCCGCTGAACATGGCATCTGGCACATACCTTGGTTTTGTGGAAGGTTGGACATGGCGTGCCTCATATAACGCTGTATCGGTCACGGCTATTCTTTCCCCATTGGCATTTTCATTGCAAGCCATGCAATGGCAGGATGTCTTAATCACCGAGCAGTGGAACACAATCAGCGGCAGCCTAAATTGGGCTGATGCGTTAGTAGTAGCGTAAGGAGAAAAAATGGCAAACCCGACATCAAATTTTAACTGGCAAATGCCGACACCGACCGATTTGGTCACGGATTTGCCAGCTGATTTTGAGGTATTTGGTCAGGCGGTTGATACATCGTTGGCCGATCTTAAAGGCGGCACATCAGGACAAATACTTTCAAAAAATTCAAACACAGACATGGATTTTGTTTGGATCACAAACGATCAAGGCGATTTAACAGCGATCACAGCTGGCACAGGTATTGCGGTAACAAGTGGTACTGGGCCTGTGCCGTCTATAGCACTCGATTTAACGGCTGCTAATACATTTACAGCTGCACAAACAGCCACAGCCTTAATCGTTACAGGTTCAACAGTCCCAACAAATGGCATGTATTTATCAACCACAAACACAATCGGCTTTTCTACAAATAGCGTGAACAGATTGACTTTAGGACAGACAGTTCTAACGGCAACATTTGGCACATACAATCTTGGAAATGCTGCGACAGGAACAGTCGGGATTGAATTAGGCGCAAATCGTACAGTAGACGGAAGCACTTACATAGATTTAATCGGTGATACTACTTACACAGACGCAGGATTGAGAATTATTCGCGGTTCAGGTGCTAACGGTGTCACACAATTAACTCATCGTGGTACAGGTACTTTTTCTTTTATAGCACAAGAAGCAGCTTCAATTGCTTTCAATACAACAAACACAACTCGCATGACCATCGGTTCAACTGGTGAAATCGGAATTGGGACAACTCCTGTTACTGCTCGCACATTGACAATTCAAAAGAGCATGACTGGTGCAACAACTAGCTTCGGAATAAACAACGCGGGAACAATTCAGTCGGACGTAACGAGCGTTACCCGCATGTATATTTCATCGCCAGCAACTCAAGCAGCAGCATTTACAATAACCGAAGTTAGCAATTTTTATGCCAACGGAACAACAATAGGTGCAGGTTCCACAGTAACAAATAACTACGGATTTATCGTTGATGCTGGCATGACAACTGCGACAAATAATTACGGTTTTTTTGGAAATATTCCGTCAGGTACAAATCGTTGGAACGTGTACATGGCTGGAACTGCCTCAAATTATTTCCAAGGCCGAACAGGCGTAGGCGTAATTCTTACATCATCTACACAATTTGGCGTGACTAATCAACAATCTGCAACAGATGTCACAGTTTTAACGCGCAACTATGCTTCACAAACAGCCAATTCCATTTCAGTACAAAACTCGGCAGGAAGCCAAGTGTGGGGCGTTAGCGCAGCAGGATTAATGCAGTACATTTCAGGCAATACAGCAACAACAGTCGGCGCAGCAGGTGCGGCATCAGCCTTGCCAGCAAATCCAACTGGATACTTAAAAATCGACATCGGCGGCACCGAATACAAAGTGCCTTACTACGCAGCATAAAGGATAAATACAATGGCAATCGATTACTCAAAGTACATCACAGACGATCAGAAAAAGAAGTTACTACAAGATCGCTTGGCGCAATTTGCAGCTGAGGCATACCAACACTCAATCAATGCTCAAGTCGCTGCATCAATCGGCAATGATGAAGGTGTTGAAAATGCTGAAAAAGCATTGGAAATCCTTGAAGCTGCTATTGATGCACACGAAAGCGAATTGGAATCATTGGCTTGACATTTCCACAAGGCACATTGCCGCGTTTGATTCAGGTTGCGCTCGCTGAGGTGGGCACAGCTGAAACAGGCAACAATGAGACGAAGTACGGCAAATTTATGAAAGCCGACAAGCTGCCATGGTGTGGGTCGTTTCTCAATTGGTGTGCAGATCAAGCTGGTGTCGATGTGCCAAATGTGGTCAGCACCCGGGCTGGAGCTGATGCTTTTAAGAAAATGAGAAAATGGCACACAGAGCCAAAGATTGGTGATTTTGTTTTCTTTGATTTCATCATCGATGACAAAACCACAATCAATCACATTGGCTTGGTAATCCGGGCATCAGAAAAACAAATCGTGACCATCGAAGGCAACACATCCGGTGCTGGAGATCAGCGCAATGGTGGCGAGGTTATGGTTAAATCAAGAACTTTGGGAGCAAGGTCATTTGTAGTCGGTTACGGCCGACCAACTTATGACTCGTTTTCCGGTGATTTACCGGATCGACCAAAAGGAGAAAAATGATGGAGCAATTTAAGGCAGCGGCAGCATCATGGATGCGCAGCGCGGTGGCTGGATGTCTGGCCGTGTACATGACTGGCAACACCAATCCCAAAGATTTGGCCATGGGTCTCATCGCTGGAATTGTGCCCGTTTTAGCTCGTTGGGCAAATCCTAACGATCACGCTTTAGGCATCAAAAAGTGAGTGTGGGCGAGTGGACAGCTGTTGGTGGACTTGTAATCACAACATTGGCAGCTGTCTATTCGTCAATGAGAATCATCATCAAAGCGGTCATGAGCGAACTTTCACCAAATTCGGGATCGAGTATGAAGGATCAAATCTCACGCATCGAAGCTCGTTTGGATTATCTATACACACAACTCATTGAGCAAAAGAAGTAGCGACACGCCGCCAATTAAGCGTGATTGTTGAACTTGTCGGTTTTGCCTGTCACTCTTTATTTCGGGAGCTGATTCGCGGCTCCCAGAATCGGGAGCAAAAAAATGAACGAAGCATCAATTGTGATTATGTGTTTAATCGCTGGGGCTTTATGGGCTGTTATGGCCTATTCGGTCGGTTTTAAGGAAGGCGAGCGACAAGGCTATACAAGAGGCCGAGCCGTAGCACGCCACGCGGTATCAGCTGATCGGAAAGTCAAATAATGGCTGCATTTATGGATGGATACGAAGGCAACAAAGAGCGCACAGACCGCTGGATTGCCACATTTCCTCAAGGTAGGTTGGAATCGCACATCATTGAATTTAATGCAGAAAAAGGCTATGTGCTTGTACAAGCAAAAGCATTTCGCAATCAAACCGAAATCGATCCAGCTGGCATTGATTATGCATACGGCTATCTTGCAGCTTATCCGGACAAAATGAAACGCTGGATGATCGAGGACACTTGCACATCAGCTTTGATGCGCGTGATGGCGTTGGTTATGGGCAACACGGAAAAGGCAACCAAAGAGGTCATGGCATTGGTCAAGAGCGAAAGCCCGGCAGCCGATTATGACTATTGGACAACAAAGCATGGGGATGTGCCGAGTTATCAGACAGCTGCCGAAGCTGAGCAAGCTGGCACACCATCATTTGGATCATCTGAGGAATCTGCATGGAAGGCCGATGCCGTGCCATCGTGCTCACATGGTTCGATGCGCTGGAATCAAAGCAAGCCAGATGCACCGAAATCATGGGGCGGCTACTTTTGCAGCGAGAAAATCAAAGAGAAGCAATGCACGCCGCGTTGGTATGTCTTGCGCAGCACAGGAACATGGGAGCCACAAGTATGAGCGATTATGTAGAGATTATTTATCCTCAAGAGATGAAAGCCAGGTTGATGTGCAATGGCGAAATCGTTGAGGAATACAAAATCGAGCAATGCGACAAATGCTCACAGCTGAGGCGATTGGATCATTTCGGCTATCAAAAAGGCTATGACAAGCAAGACAACATCATTTGGTTTTGTGGTGATTGCCGATGATAGATCGCATTGAGGAGGTGCAATGCATGATTGCAGCAATTCAACATTGTCACGATCGATCAGCTGATCACAGCTCACGCATTGTCAAAAACCTGTCATGGTTTGAGTATGTGGCACAGATGGGCGAATCAATGCTGGCTGAGCTAGTGGTGGCCAAGCGATTGGGTTATGAGTACACACCGGGCATCACATGGGATAAGTCCAAAGCTGATGTGGGCGAACACATCGAGGTCAAATGGTCAGCCAATCCAAACAGCAATTTGTGGATTCAGGAATCAGATCGACATGATCGTGACATTGCTGTACTTGTCACAGGCAACTCACCAAAGATGCACATCGTTGGCTGGATGCCAGTCGTGATTGCTAAAAAACCACGCTATCGAAACCCATCACAAAACAATTGGTCGGTGCCTCAAATCAATCTGCAACCCATTGAGACTTTACAAAGGAGCAATTATGCACATCCTTCAATTTGATTGTTCGATCTGCTCAAAGCTGTATGGAAAGCCAAAGCAACGCCATGGCCTCAAGAAAGGTGCAGAGCTAACAGAGCATGAGTGGTTTGCACAATGCATGAGCTGTGGCACATTTGGGATTAAGATCGTTGATGATGCTCGGATTGAGGAGATGTCATTGTGATTAAGTTATCCACAGGCTTTGTCCACAGGTGTGCGAAACCTGTTGGAATCGCCCAAGATTACGCTCGGTATTTGACAACGTTGGTACGCTCCAGACTCGCAGACGAGCCGGTGTGCCGGATAGCTCGGGCGCGATGTATGGTGCTATTGGCCGTGCTATGTATTGTTGGCACAACACCGGCAACAGCTGCAAAAGATGTTAAACCATCAATTGATTCATTGATTCTCTATTCACATTCAAGGATCGTAAATTACAAAGAGTTTCAATGTTTTTACACATTGATAAAAGCCGAATCAAATTGGCGTGTTGAGGCAATTAATCCCAATGGCAATCACTTTGGGCTTGGCCAGATGCGAAACACTAAGTATCGAAACCTTGATGGCTTTCGCATGATTGACTGGACTCTTAGATACATCGATCACAGGTATCAAGGCAAGATTTGCAATGGTGCTTTGGCACATTGGCGAAAGCATGGGTGGCATTGATGTCACGCAACTGGAAAGGTGGCAGCACAGCTCGATGGCGTAAGATCAGAGAAGCTGTATTG